TATAAACTTTAAATTTTCGGCCCCTCAGGGCCTACACCAAAAGGGACGCGAACGCAAAAGTTAGTTCATGCATAAAGCAAAAACGTTCACGATTTTAATTTAAATTTTTAAATAAAGTCTTCGATTTAGGTATCGTAAATACGTACCAACGGAGAATAGCATCCGCTAAATGTGTTATTTTATACTTATAACAAAGTAACTTTTATAGCTAAGTTGGAGCTGTAGTGGTCTGCTGAGGAATGCCCAATTGCCATCCGAGGATAAAGTCATCGGCACCTCCAAGTAAAATACCTGTAGGTTGAACATCAGGAGAACAAACTCCTAAAGCAACTCTCATAGCCGGAAGAAAATCTCCCACCGCATTAGTATCAACACTATTTGGCATGCACTTATAAATATTATAATAAGGCAAAACCATATCAGCAGGATTACCGGGTAATTTTTGAAATTGCGCTTGAGCGGTACAGCAATTAAAAGCATTTGCAACCGTAAGGTTATTAAGATCACTAGTAATAACTGTTGTGGTTAGGAAAGGCGAAGTTTGAGCATTACTATAATACAAACCCGAAACTTGAACATAAGAGTCAGGATCTATATTACGCGCTGAAATACGAAGCCCCCCTCGTCTATACCTAAATACCGTAGACATAACCATCAACCAATTGAACCCTCTTCCATCAGCATTATAGACATTAAAAAATCCAGCAGGATTTATGTCCATAGCTTGAGGAAGAACAGTAGAGGCGGTTGTGAATGTCATAAGAGGACATAACATATTAGTCAACTGTTTGACGCTAGTTATCTCCACAGGATGAAATACTCCAGAATTAGTTCTTCCAGAAGCAATATTTCCCAAAGGAGGGTAATTCTTTTCCATCAGACACTGCATTGAAGAAGAAGGGATTTCACAATCATCAACGGAAAATACAACACCTCCAGCCATATCACCCTGAGGAACAAATTGACCTAAAGTAGGAACATTTTGTTGAGTGGGTCCGGCAAACTGGAAATCAGCAGCAGCAGAGTAAAACACTTGAAAATTAATTGCTGTGACTGCTGCTGCTCCAGATGATAAAGGATTAACAATTTGCATGCCCCAATACCCATTCCTGAAATATTGAGCAGGCGAAGTAAACCCTGAACCCATCAATATGGGAGTAGTATTAAGCCATTCTGATTGTTGCATATATGGAATAGTAAAACTATAATCTGTCTCCTGGGTAATATCTAAAACCACAGAAATCAGATCTCCTGCTTCAACAAGAGTAGGAGGAGTTATAGTAGCATTATAAGGCGCATTAGGAGAATACGGAACATAATAAATTCGTACTCGCAAAGTATGAAAATGTGAGCATATAAAATTAACATGCACACGTAATCCTCCTCGCCACCATTGAAAATATCGTGCCATCCACCCCAAAGGGGATGTAACAAATAGAGCAGGAGCAAAAGGAGTAACATAATCATAACAATCAGCATCACTAGGAGTAACACCTCTTAAAAATATATTAGTCCCTGCTACAGCCGTAGAAGCTATAGATCCTACATAGACTAACGCCGGTCTTTGACAAAAAGCCAACAAACTTGTAGAAGACATTTGGTCATTAACCATAGCATAGTCCGACGAAACAACAAGATTAGCTTTTGGTCCAACGGTCATAGTCGTTGGTGAATCCTCTATTTGTAGCATTCTCGGCTGTCGAATTTGAACTGGGCGAGTTGCCTGTAAATTTACGGGAACAGACAGTCCAAACCACGACAGAACAGAAGCTACCGCGTCAATTCCCATAGAAACTGGTTTAGCTAATTCACCAATAACAGGAACCCAGTCAAATTTGGAAACAACTTCACCAACTGCTCGCACAGTGGATGAAACCACTTTTCCATCATCAGTTTTAGTTTCAGCTTCAGGTTTGGGCTTTCTAGTTCGAACCTTGGCTGGTTGACCAGCTTGAGCAGCAAAGTTAGACACAAAATTATAACCATACGCTTTAGTGTCAACTACTCTAGCATATATTGTATAATTTATAGGCGACGCCGCTCCATTAACTGATAACAAAGGGCTCGAAACAAAGCTAAATAACGTAAACAAATCTGGAACTACAGCTCCAACTTGCATTATCTCACGGTAATGACAATACGGAATAGTAAAAACTGTAGCTTGATTTGAATTGGCTGAAACTTGTATCCATTTGTTAGAGAAAGCTGAGAAATAAGAATTTTTATAAGAGGGATTCAAAGTTGAAGCTTGAGGGATCCAAGCAAAAACTATTTTCCCGTAGTGCATGGGAGTTCCATTCATACGTATAGTGATCTCTATACTAGGCCTCCACCAAGCTATCTTTTCAATTTTACGTTGAAAAGTTGGATTGGAAAAAAGAATAGTTGGGAAAACATAAGTACCCTTAGAAACTCCTAACGCATCAGTGGTAGCCCATACAACATTACCTATATCTATAGGACGATGTAAATATTGATCAAGAACAACTTCAGGCATAGTATTATTGATAAAATAACCATCATCATTATCAAATGGTTCATGCTTCAAATTACTATCATCAAAAGTAGTAATAGTCTCTTGAACCATATCTTTACCACTATTCTCCTGCTGCTCTTCTTGTTCGGGTATACTAGGCATATCCATTTGGGGCTCAAAATCCCCTTGTGGCTTAAACCTTGACATTTTTATTCGAGTTTTTATTTGTTTTTTGGCTTTTGGCTGCTTATATTCGTCTGAATGCGGCTGAAAAGACGCACCAATCAAATTATAAACATCCAAAAATTTTTCTAGATTTTGTAAATATTCTATTATATGTAAGTTATTAGCGATAATTTAAATTAAGACGACTTGTTGAATTATCAAATCAGAAGTCGAATCCCTGAAATATTTTAGAACATTACTGTTCGCACAATGCCTTAGCAATAGCTTCTCTTATTTCAGGAGTAAGAGAGCTAAGATCACAAGGCAAACCGTACACTTCAGGATAAAAAATTTGTTTGCAACGTTCAAAAGTAAATAACAGATTAGCATCGTATGGCAGTACAATACTGTTGTCGTCTTCATCTACCAAATCCCCCCGCAAAACACTTTGACAATAACCTTGAAATACTTTCCTCACACTCTCGAATTGTTCTCGACTATGAGAGGAAAGAAACATCAATGTTTGGTTAAAACGAGCGATCTGATCTTCCACATTTAAGGGGTCAGATTCACTCCAACGAGCAATTTCCATAACTACATCTATATCCAAAGGAGCTAAATATAATTTATGTTTTTCATCATACTTAAAGTTACGTTTTAAGTATGTAAGTTCTTCAAAAGGAACATAATCTTCACATATACTAGTTTTTGTAGCAGATGTATAGATTATTCCAATCTCTTTCAAATGTTTTTCCATATTTGGCATAGTCATCTTACCGACAGCCAAACCTCCAACACCTTGTACGTTATCATCTCCAAACACACCTGCTCTGACATATTTGGAAAAATTTCTCAAATCAGTTTCAACTACTCGCAAATAGACAAACCTAGGAGTCGCCATATTCCAAAGACAATTCAGTGTTGCCGTTATAGCATTCCCTGATGTATTTCCCTGTAACACAGAAAATACAAAATTATCAACTATATGATCGGAACACAAAATAGTAGCCAATAAAACGCGCCGGATACGTTTATTCTGATCGCCATCATTATAAAATCTAGT